CATGGTAGTCATGAATTTTCGAGTTGCACAACGATCTTGCAGCATCTTTCAAAGTGTTGTACACACCAATTGGTATACTCAAGTCAGATGGACTATACTGGTAGACTTTTCTGTTTGTTTGTTTTTCGACCGACTCTTCAATAGTCTCTTGAACACAATCAGATGGCGCATTCGCATGATTATCTGACAGTTGTATAAGCATTTCGGTGAGTTTTTGCTTGGTCACATGATCGTCGGTTGTGTTAATCATTTGCATAAGTTGTAGCCTCTCCTTGCTGGCCGTATCGAGGTATTTCATGCGTGCGAGTTCGAGCTTTTCATGAAAAGGCGTGTTGTCAAAATAGTCTACATGCTTATCGATGATAGTTGTCAAGGTTTTGTATGTAAAGTTTACAGATATCTCAATGAGTTCAGTTCCTACGACTCTGTTTGATTTTATGTCTGGTCTATTGAGAAGATATTGCTCAAACTTGTGTGGGCGGGTGCATGGAAAGACGTCTAGCAACGTACAGTCTTTGTATTCTTGTCGCAGGGATGCTATTCTTTGTTCTATGTCATCTGTTTCCCCCAATTTGACGATAAAATTATCATCGTCGGTTTCAGATATCTTAAACAAGTACACACAAGGAGTGTCTTTGTGTGCTTCTTTGAGGTTGTCATGGCGTTCTCTTGCAAGCCTTAGCTTGTGTTCCATCTGCAACCTTTGGATGATATCTTTGTTCTTGGCTTCCATGTATTGAAAGAATATAGTCTCCATTTTGGAGTAATATTGACGTGTTTGTCTCCCTTTTTCAGTGTTTGCCGTCATGCAGAAGGCCTTGAATGTGTCAACATTCATCATAACACGCTCCTTATTTTGACCACCATGATGCATTACATCTCGCTTTGCCAGCGAGTTAATGACTGTAAAATCAGTATCTTGTTTATAATATTTAAGAAGATGCCTTTTAGCAGTGCCCTTTGTACTAAAGCCAACATGGGCCCAAATATCATCCAGATCTATAACAAACTGATTTGTTTGATTTCCGTATTGTAAATACAGTTGGAAATGCCTTACAAACATCTTTTGCTCGTCAGTGTCAAACCCATTCATCAGCTTTTTCACGAGCTCCTCATCGATTTGTTCTACAATATTGTCTGCCATCATAACACTTTATGAAACATTATGCTTATATAATTTTCAATTGAAACTCTTATTATGTGGTTGAAGTTTACCTTGACATTGATTTCGCTTTTCCTTGTGGAGGAGCAAAAAAAACATCGTCACGCATTGTTCAAAGTTTCAAGTTCAGTGTACTTGGCCATAAGCAGGTCGAACTTTTCACGAGTTGTCGCTGATGATTTCTCAGTTGTGCTCCATTGGCGCTTGCCTTGTGCCAGTAAAGCAGGATGTTTATCGATGATAAATTTATCACCTCGTGTTTCGGATGCTTCTTTGTAATAACAATACTTGGGAATATCTGCATGATTCACGCCACAATCCGGCGGTAGTTTGGTTAGCGTTTTCTTTCCCTTTTCGGTGCGTCTTTCAGGTGTAATGTCTTGTGCTTGTTGTATGTTGTCGGTTTCGACGTCATCGATGGCAATGCCTTCGTATACTTTGATACATCTGCATATCGCTTCATACTCCTTGGTAAGTTGTTCCTTTGTCCTGTTGAACTCGACTTGTTCTGGGTTCATTATGTGCGAGTCCAACTCTTGAAGCCGAGCCAATATGTCTTGATACTTCTGTGTGATACTAAGGGTTTTCGATTTACTTCCGCTCATGAATGGCTTCTTGCACAAGCCGTCCTCTACCTTCTTCAATAGGTACGGGTGTTTGTCGATAATAAACTTTTGTTCTGTTCTATCCCATCGGACATAACGTGGAAGCTCAGTCAAACCTGCTTCTTTCAGTTCTTGACATGGCTCCACTTTGTCGGACCTTGTTGGTCGGTTTGCATTTTGTTCACTCTGTGTAGCCAAGCGTAGGTTGAGTTTACGGTTGTCCAACTTGTATCCATTGATATGGTCTATGGTACGTTTCTCTTCATTGGTGATACCATGTAGTTGATATACTTGTTGATGCATGGAAATGTTGTGGTTGTGTGCGTAACCGGATTTCATAACATACCAGTTGTGTTGTGAAAGATCATGGTCAATTTCAGCATCGTAAACAATCGGATATGCCAAGGATGGCCACCCGATAGCCATGCAAGCAGTACCGTTCACATCGATGTGATATTTGCATTTTGTCTCTTCTTTTCCTTTCACTTTGGTAAGCTGTTCTTTCTTTATGATGGTATATGTCATTGTTGTGACACTCTATAAAAAAGAGTCAATCAAATTTCTTTAAAACCGTTGCATGTGATTATAACGATTGTACCAAATGTAAACGGTACACGTTTAGTTGCTGTAGGCACTCTTATACCTCTAAGTTTCCCTAGAGGGATGGACTGTATCTTAAGCCGATTTAGGTTGTCTAGACCTTCATTATCGACCCACACCCGTTCAGTCTCTGACGCCCTACCATGAGCTTGACATAACGCTTTTAGGTAGTAAGCATGCGGATTGCCCAATCCTTTCAACTATTACCATACCCGAGGTTTTATTCTCGGCCAGTTGACTCTTTCGATATCAACCTTGGTGTGAAAGGCTCTAAGGGGTTCCCCGATCAACAAGGTGTGTCGCATCTGCTTTAACATACCATGCAAAGATTGTTAAAGCAAACACTAGCAAGTGGGTTTTCCCAACAACGTTGGCCCATTGCTTTTTGGCCCTGATCGAAAAGTTCGATGTAAACTTTTCCGCTAAGGCCGCCCATGCCCGACATGATGCGTAGCACGTTGTAGTTAACGGCATACACGCGGATCTTGACGGTCTTGGTGGTGCCACCAACAGCATCGCTGGTCAGAGTTAGCTGTAGAGTGGCGTTATCAATGCGAGACATGTTGCAGGTGCCAGAGGGTTGGTGTTCCTCAGGCTTGAGGCCGAAGGAGTACACGTTGATACCGGCAGATGGCACGTTCTCGTGGTGTTGGTAGGGTTGCACCAGGTTGAAGTAGCGGCCATCGCGTTCGGAGAAGCGGTCGTGGCCGTTGAGTTGTAGCTTGGCAAGGCTGACAGGGTTCTTGCCGTCTTCGAAGGAAACGGGCACGAACACATTGTTAGCACCACCAGCAGCCACACCGGGCATGGAGCCAGCCTCGCGGTCGCCAGGAGCAACCAGGGCGGCGTTGGAGCCGGTCCAGACACCAGAGCTGTTGTAGGTGAGGTCCAGCTTGTCGGTGTAGTTGAACCATTGCTTGCCAAGGGCATGGCTGGCAGCGGCAACCGAGCCAGTTTGGTCGGTGACGTTCTCATCACGTTGCACAACCCAGATCAGCTCCTTGCAAGGGTGGTTGAAGTTGAGTTTGACCTTGTTGTTGGTGTTGCTGGTGGACTCGTCACCGGTGAATTGCAGCTGCTCAATCAGGTACTCGTGAGATACTTGAGCAAAGCGGCGGCGCTCATCGGTATCTAGGTAGATGTAGTCAACGAACAGCGAGCATGATGCTAGGGAACCAACGCTGACGGCACCCAGGTTGGTGGTCCAGTTGGCACCGCTGTCGCTTGAGGTACCGGCCCAGAAGCAATCCTTGGCTTCACGGAGTTCAAGGTTGATCTTGACTTCGTGGTATTGCAGAGCAATCAAGGGTAGAGCTAGACCAGGGTTGCGGCAGAACCAGAACTCTAGGGGAATGTACAGAATCTGGCCGTTAACATCAGCATCAGCGCTGTTGCTGTAGTTCAGGAGAGGAGTGGTGAGTTGAGGAACGTTGCCGACCATGTTGGCATAGCCGAGTTGGTGGCCAGCGGATTGGGTCAGTTCGTTCCAGATGTGTAGCCAGTCACCATAGTGCTTGTCGATGCGTTGGCCACCAATTTCGATTTCAACGTTCTTGATCAGGATGTGGCCTAGCCAGTTTAGCCAACGGAAACCAGTGGCAACACCACCAGCAACCTTGGGAACGGTTACCTTGGGGAGCTCTACACGGAGGTATACACGGTGGATCAGATCACCGTTGCGGGAAACAGTGCAGGTCACCTTCTTGCCCCAATCAGCAGAGCCATTGAAGGTTTGTTCGATGGATTCCATCGAAAAGTTAGTGTGACGACGATAGATGACCTTGAAGAAAGTAATTTGAGGATTACCGGTTAGGTAGATATCTTGAGCGCCATCAGTAAGTCCCATAAGTTTCCTCATGGGCTGGACTATACATTAAGCTGTCATAGGAAAATTGGGATTTCCCTCAAGCCCACCCATTATAGTCTCTGAACCTTCATCTCAACTATTACACCCTAAATCAATTTAAGCTTCGAGTTTTCTTGTTAAACCATCTGGATATCTGGCTTTGGTTCACTCCAAACAAAGATGCAATTTCTTTTTGTGTCAATGAAGAGTTTTTCAATGCTAAAGCTTGTTTCACTTGATCATTACTCACGGTAGCATTGTAATTTTCCTCTCCACTTGGTGTTTTATTCTTAGTGCCATCTTTCAAGGCATCTTGCATATTATCTTTTGGAGTGCCAAGGTATAAGTGTGCTGGATTGATACATCTGCCATCATGTTGATGTGTACATGCATGATTGACTTGTAGAGCTCCATGTTTGTTTACATATTCTGGAACGTCTTCTACAAAGTTATGATACATCAGACGGTGTACAAATCGCCAGTTTCCTTTGAACCATATCAATCCATGTTGGTGACCTTTGTTGTTGTCACCAATCCGCCCTTGCCATAACCAGCACGATGACTCAGTGACAACACATTTTCGGACAATATTTTCGATCTTTTCTTTACTTAATTTCCCCAACGTACGAGTTTCTTTTATGTTATCTCGCTGAACTTGAAGGAGAGATGCTGTAATGTCCATGTGTCTACCTCTTTTTGTATGCTTAAATCAATTTTATAATTGAGATGCTTGGCTGCGGATTGTCCAATCCTTTGCATTATTACCATAGGGATCGGCTATTAACCGAGGTCCTTTATAGAGTTACCTCCATAAAGTGGTAGCAAAGGCTCTAAGGAGTTTCCCGCAATTTAATGGTGTTGCGTTGTTGAGTATTATTTTCAACAACACTAGCCGATTATATAATGTCATCTTGGATGATGTAACATGGGATGACATCCATACACTTTCACTGTTTACCTAGAATGGTGTGCATGGAACCATTCTAGCAGTCGACTGTTTCGCGCGTTGGCACATTTCACGCGACTAGTTGCATTAGTCCACCACCCATTTCTTTTTATACTATATGTTTAGAAAAAAATTCTTAACAAACACACATAATTTATTTGTCAAAAATGTGAGTTTGATTTTAGATAATATGTTTGGTTAATTCTCATTATATAAGGAAGAAAATAAAATGAGAAATTTATGAATATCGATGTATTCGATTACAAACCCTTTGAAAAATGGCAAACCACAACCCTTAACCAAGAAAACGTTAGACGTTCAACATAGCTTGAAAATGCAACAATTCTCTGATAAAGAAAAGCTTGTTGAAGAACTTCAACAGCAACTGTTATTGTTGAGAAGTTCATACAATGATCTATCGCGCAAGAAAGTTGCATCTGAATTTGATGACAGTCTGATATCCCAGCTGATAGACATGCAAGATGAAATTGTTGCTGTCGAAAGACAACTTCAAGGAATGGACACTAGCATGGATGAGGTGGAATACTTGGTGAATACGGGTGACATTTTGTTCAAATACTATGATATAATAGACAAAGGTGCCATACAAGAAGAGTCTATCTTGATAAGTAAAGGCAAGGTCGAAAATAGCATACTTAGATATTTGGTAAGCAGTGACAAAAGTGCCGAAACAAGTAAAGATGGTTCTGAGACGATGGATACCACAGACAGAGCTTCACTACTTGAGAGGTACATGGCATGTACCGAACAAAATTACGTGAAGACGATGGAACTGGAACATAAAGACAAGTGTCATTTTTGTGATTCCTCCAACAGAAATATCATGTTGAATGACGGACTCATATATTGCAATGAATGTCATACCGTGGAATATATCATCATTGATCACGACCGACCGTCGTATAAGGATCCACCCAAGGAGATCAGTTATTTTGCTTATAAGCGTATCAATCATTTCAATGAGTGGATTTCTCAAATTCAAGGAAAAGAAACCACAGATATTCCAGAAGAAGTGTATGAGCAGATTCTTTTTGAAATTCGAAAACAAAAGATAACTAATATGGCTGAGCTCACTTGCATCAAGGTTAAAGAGATACTGAAAAAGTTAAAGATCAATAAATATTACGAGCACGTTCCACACATTATCAATAAATTAAATGGGTTGCCTACTCCACACTTTGATCCAGAGTTGGAGGACAAACTGCGATCCATGTTCAAACAAATCCAACCTCTATTCCTGAAATACGCTCCAGGACATAGAAAGAACTTTTTGTCCTATAGTTATGTGTTGCATAAGTTTGTTCAACTGCTTGGCAAGGATGAGTATCTTCCATACTTTTCTTTGTTGAAGAGCCGCGAAAAGCTCCATCAACAAGATATGATATGGAAGAAGATCTGTGACGAACTCAACTGGGAGTTTATTAAATCGATTTAGGGTAGGTAAGGTATCAATGTCACTTACGCATAATGAAGTATTATGATATACAATAATGGAGCTTTCTACCATTCTTGCTGATGAGTTCTCTGCAGAGGAGAAGCAGATATTTTTGACAAATTTCAGGTGCTACCTGGAATACGACGAATATAAAGATTTTGTGATTGATCTTGACAACGTTATGCATTGGATAGGATTCACTCGTAAAGATAATCTAAAACGCTTAGTGTCGAAGCATTTTACGGAAGGCACAAATTATACCCTTTTCCTCCCAGCGGAGGAGCAGGGTATTGTTTTGCCTCATGGAGGCAACCGAAAGGAGAAAATAATGTTGACACCATACACATTCAAGGAACTTTGCATTGTGGCACATACGGAAAAGGCACGAACCATTCGTGGTTACTATCTCGTATGAGTCAATCACTCATACGGCAATGGAGAATGGTGTTGGCATTTCTGCCATATGTGTAGCCATCTCTGCTGCCAGAATCTGCAAGGGATTTAGGTTTTGCTTCAAGGCCAAAACCTAACTCTCACCCAAAAATCAAATTATACCCTCCCCTGCTCTCAAGATAATTATGAATAATAGACATTGGTTTGGTTAACCAATGTCACATCGCTATAAGGAGCCACTATGTTGATTTTCTTCTTGTTGTAGCAAGAATTCGATTCTAGGTAAATTACACTAGAATTAGTATACTTGATGCATGTTGACACACCCGTAATATAGTTCCAAATAAACTTGGTATCATTTGTATTTCTGACACAAATACTGCTCGTAGCTGATCCGGTGACAGTGTTATATTGCGCAACGATTGCAGTCGTACCGAAATTACCATTATTTTGGTATGCAATGCCACAGCCTAGTGCTCCCGTGTAATAGAAATACCCGTTGTTGTCAATGATGTTGTTTTCGATGAGAACATTATTACTTCCGGTAACAATATTGATGCCATGACGTCCGTTGTTTCGAGCAACATTATTGCGCAATACCGCATTTGTCGTTTG